TCCTGTTCCTTTACATATACTGGCTTCCCGCATTTACGGCATAAATAACAACGTTTCTCTCCTAGATGTGGGTGGATAAACGAACCCCATTCTATAGAGACAAACTTCATACATTTAAGGCAGTAATGACCTAGAGGCATTTTATCTCCTTAATTAAAAGTCCACCGCCGTGTGCCGTCTTTCAATATCTTAGGCTTGGGAAGTTTCTTATCCAATCCTTCATCAATCTTATCTTGTTCCTTTTTACTCTTATATACGACAGCTCCTGGCTTTTCCATTTTTCGTCTCAAGATAATCAAAATACTGCTCTGTCGTCATTTTAGATAGGCAATCTATATGGACCTTCTGGGCTATCCCGGGGTAGACAACTTTACCGCAGATTGGACACTCTTTCATATTACTCCTTTAATGCTCTCTCAACTGTCCTAATAGAGACACCAAACATTTGTGCTATTATGCTTGTATTCTTTCCCTCTTTAAAGAACTTTAATATCTTATTGTCTCTAATCTTTTTAGATTTCATAGTTATAAGCCCGCAGTCAGGAAAAGGACAGGTGAAACAATCATTATAATACTGGCAGCCATTCTCTGTATAAATTGGCTTCTCTGACATTATTTATCCTTTAGTTACGGCTAGGGATTTGCACCCTAGATATGGGAATGCCATTCCCATTTTTATAGCTAACCATATTGGTGACACTAACAAAATGGTTTTAAAAGTGCCATTCGTGCCATATTCCCCATTCTACCTATTCCGCCACCGTAACTATATATATTCTACTTGCTCGTTATTTAGACTGGCTCGGTAATCCCCCAGTTGGTGCTCAATGGTTGGAATGATACGGGTAGCATCGTTCACAGGGCATCACCTCCCTACTTTCTGATTGGGATTATCGGGCAGTTGCCGGCTCATTTCTTTACTTACAACAAAGAACTCACCGTGATTACGGCATCCATATATAGCACCTGTTACCGTTCTTCTTTTTCTCTTTGATGCTTTGCCGCAGCCTTTTACAGTGCATTGTTGAAATCTGGGCATATTGGTATTTCGCATTGCTACCACTCAAAGATGATTGTACCATCCAGCTTGATAAATCCCACAGCTTCGCCCTTGCAATTCTCCATCCACCCAAGCCACCCAGTCCCTTCAGGGTTTGAATATAATTTGACTTTCATAATTCCCTCCAAATAAAAAAGCACCGACACGGTGCCTCCTTCATAGCTTTTCGCTGATTATATCATAAGCATATAATGGGCATTTTGTCAACCTTTAAGCTAAAATCTTCTTAAAATACTTTATTACATAGCTAACACCTGGTTGTAGATAAAGTGGCACTTAGGTTTAGAGAAGTTCTATATCACCCTCTACTTCATTATCCTAAAATAATGGTTTCATTTCCCTTTTTAGCCAGGATAATATACGGACATTCTTAAACGCCCCAGGCAATACTAGCCATAGCTTCTGTCGGCGAAATCCTTTTATCATTGGAGCGCATTGGTCTAACCACAAGACATTCTCGGTGTGCTTTTGCAGATACTCCTTAATAAGTCGCCTTCTTTCTACATTCGCTGATATCGCACCTTTTATTCCATAGCCATTTAGCTTGGCATCAGTTCTAGTTATTTGATAGGGTGGGTCAAGAATAACAAAATCCCACAATCTATTATCGTCTTTAATAAAGGCTTCAACATCACAATTAAGGGTGGCATTGGGGTGGTCTATATCTACTCGCACTTCACCAATAAAGCTACTCCCTGAATATAGATGTAGTATAGAACCACTAATAGTTTGCCTAATAACCCTGTCTACTTCAGTCGCAAAAGCACCAGGGTAACTATTCACCAAAACATTCCCTGTTATTGCTTCTAATTCAAACTTTCTCATTTCCTACCTTTCTTCCAGTAGTATTCCTTCTTCTTTTTATTCCACCTCTTCCCATTTTCCCATTCTTTGTAAGTAATACATCCTTCACCAAACCATCTTCGATTGAGGCCGCTTGATATATAATTGAGTGCGTTCTTCCATCTCTTCCTTATATCCCAGATTGGAAAATTAAAATAGCTAGATAGAGAGGCTTCAGTAAGCTCCCAGCACTCAATCGCCAGTAAGATAAGACCATCTATCCTGCATTCCTCAAGACGCTGTTCAATCTCTATAGCATATCCAAGAGGTGTTTCAAAGGGGGATTTTCCCGAACCTTTACCTATGGGAAGGTCTATGTAATTCGACATTTCAGAAGGCCAGTTACCCTCTCTTAATTCTCTGAGATTATGAAGTAACCATAAGATTGTCCGGCGGGTGAAGTGTATCCCGGGCGGGGAAAAGAAGTCATCCACACCTTACTCCATGTGGCTTCTGTCGCATCAAGCGGTCAAAATCTTCATCCTTAAAAGACTTTTCTTTACAAAGCATCAGATCCAGTTTCTGGCCGTAATTATTCCATTGATATTGAATCAGCTTTACCAGACTTTCTCCAGGGATGCACTCCCATATCGGCCAGGAAGTTCTGTCAATCATAATAAAGATTGCTGCATATTACGTTCTACTATTAAACGACAATAATCTTCTGATAATTCATAGCCTATAGCTTTTCTACCTAGTTTCTTAGCTACCCATAAGGTCGTTCCACTTCCTGCAAACGGGTCCAGAACTATAGATTATGATTTCCCGGCATTACATTTACAGGTAGGTTGCCAGCCTTTAGTCATATAATCAGCCACATAGTTATCATCCTTTGCGTGCTGAGAGTGCCAATCCCCTGCAGGGCGTGGAAATCTATCTTTAACTTTACGTAACCTTTCAAGGGCTTTTTTATACTCCTCAGTTGGTTCCCTTACCCTCTCCCACGGTGCCCCACACTTACTACAACAATCTTCCGGCGTAGCTGCCTTAATACATAATTCAGGTAGTTTTTCAGGGAAGACTGCGAAATGTGCTTCGGGGTAGGGTTGGGTTGGGAACTCCCATACATCACGGATGTTGCGACCTGGCATAGTACCAGCCTCTTCTTTGCTCAATTTCTCCCCGTAATGTAGATTTTGTGGCCCCTGCGTTGGATAGTTGGGGTCATAATCAGTCAGATGACTGCGTGTCATTCTATCAATGCTTTGTGGTAATTGCTTTTCCCTCACCGCATCCGCATCCCAGTAATATTTAGATGATTTCGTCAGCATTAAAACATATTCGTGGGAATTTGTTGGTCTATCGGTTACACTTTCGGGCATAGGGTTAGGTTTACTCCAGATGATTACTGAACGCACCCACCAACTATCTTCTTGAGCCGCGATGGCTACCCTGAATGGTATTAAACATAAATCTTTGGGTTTGAGGATTTTACTACCGCCTTTTGGTTTTTTAGCTTTCCAAGCAGCAGTCCGGCTAGGTCTTTGCCAAGCATTATCGCATTTACCAGTATTACCAGCAGGCTGCCCGTAGTAACTATCCCCTATATTCCAGAACACAACCCCATCTTTTCTCAGGACTCGTCTAATCTCTCTCAAGAATTCTATTGTGTGTTCTATGTAGAGTTCGAGTGTGGGTTCTAGCCCGAATTGTCCTTTCCAAGCACCACAGATAAAGCAGGTATTACCCACTACTTCACGGCGTTGCTTCATATCAGTATCTTTGAACCTCGGGATGGCAAAATTACCACTGCACGTTTCACTGGCACCACGTATCATTGAATTATTACCCTGAATGGCGATAGTAGGTTGGTTAAATAGATGCTCACAATTATTATCCCCGAAGATAATATCCGGTATGCCAGCGTATTTACGGAGTCCCCAGTAGGGCGGTGAAGTTACAACGCACTGAACCGACCCATCCTTCAATTCAGCCATACTGTGGCAGTCTTTATTATAGAGTGTTATATGATGGTCTTGATAATAAGGTTTCACCTCAAAATCTCCACGATAGTTTCAAAATCACTAGGCCTAAATAAATAACATTCTACAGGTGCCGGTAGCTGTTGTAAAATATAAAGCCACTCTTTCTGTTCAGAACTCAGCCGCCCCTTATCACTCTTTAATTCAAATATCAGCAATCTAGGGGGTCTGGCGGCTATGTAATCGGGAAATCCCTTATCACCAGACAAAGATGTTCGCCAACCCTTCATAGTTCTAGCTGGTCTAAAATGACACCAACGCCAATGAAAAGTTTTTAGTAAATCCTCAACTTGTTCGCTAAACTGCTTTTCTGTTATCATCTCTATCTGCTATTGGTTTTAGTTTGGCTATCATATCTTGTTCAAGGAAACAGGCGATACAATGACAATCAGGATGTCTGCTTGCAGGGAATTTTCCGATAATCCAACTTGCTTCCTCTGGTGTTATCTCTAACATCCCCTTCATAAGTTCTGTATATTCTTTTACTATGTTTCTAATTTATTCTTCATAGTCCTCTTTTGTTTTAAGCCAATCAGGGTCAAACTTCTCCCCCCTTTGTTCGCATAGGAGCTTTTGGGCTTTGATTATTTCCCTAATACGCCTGAACAAATCTTCGGCTAGTTCACCCGTTAAATCGCCTCCATTGTAATCATCAAAAATCTCAACAGTCTCTTCGGGTGTCAGCAATCCTTCCTCATCCCCCTTTGGGAAGAGGGCGAGGATGTCAACTTCAAGTTCTTTCACCTGTTGCGTCCCCATAGTTTCATAATGGTATTTTTCTGCTATCTTCTTTATTTCCTTAAGCATCTTTAGCCTCCATTCTCTTTTTAAGTTCTTGCCATTTACGGTAGTTACCCCTAGGGTTAATGTATCTGTCATATAGTCTTAAAGCCTTTTCCCCCGATAGAGTCCCTTCTATAACGAACATTTCTGTCTCTATCTCCTCTATCCATTGCTGGTCTCGGAGTTTGAGTAGTTCTTTAATCTCTTCTTCTCGTCTCTTTTTCTCTGCACCTATTGATTTAATTATATTCTCTCTAACTTCTTTCCAAGTCACAATACGTTTATGTGGCAAGAAAAACCGCTTTATCTTATCTAGTAATCTATCTTTAGTCATTGGAGTCCTCCTCATTATGTTTATTCATATGCACCATAGCTTCAATGAAAAGAAACCGCTCTAGTGCCGTTGGAGTATGACCTGATAAACTTAATAATTCTCTGTTATATTGCCAATGTTTTTCAGCTAATTTTCTCGCCTCTTCTTCTTTCATAACTCCTCCTTAACCTGCTTTTAACATTTCAGCAATATCATACTTTAGATTTTTCCCGCAGGCTGGACAAAAATAGTCCACCGTTCCGGTAAGCGGTATGGCACGAACTAAATGTGTTTTCGGGTCTATCGCCATAACGATAAATGCCAAATTACATCCGCTACAAACTACGCCTTCACCTTCTGTTTCCTGCGGGTCTAGCTTAACACTAATCTCCTTGTCGTTCTCTGAATATCCGCTTGTTTTCATAATTCCTTCCATTTTATTCCTCCTTGTTCTTACTATTAAGGGCTAATATTTTATTACCATACCTTAGAGCCGTATTTACAGCACCACGGCCAAGATGGATAATCTCAGTTTCGGTAGCTCTATCTCTTTTTAGCCTCTTAGCGAGTTTAATGCTTTTTATGCACCTATCGTAATAAAGGTCTTTTACTTCACCATCCAAGACAAGCAAGCCTGCATAGGGGTATCTCTCTTTACATATTTCAAGTGCTTTATCTTTTAATCTCAGGGGTACTAAAAAGTAGAAATAGTGAACAGAGCAATGACCAATAGCAGAATAATACTGTCCAGATGGCAGATTATCTAATCTCATTTGCCGGTGCTTGTAATGCTTGGTGCTAACCTCACGTTGTATATCAGTAATACTAACTTTTACTTCCGTCTCTGTAAGCATCTTTGCTCTAGTCATCGTCTTAACATCAGCATCCTGACATTCAATAGCACCAATTATATGGTTGCGTTCAAACCGCCAATATGATAACGCCTCTAGTTTTAATATCTCTGCTTCTTTCATTTCAGTTCGCACAATGTTGGTTATGTCGGGTTATGCTAAAAAAAGAAACGCTATTGCCATTCCAGTACCAAAGCCTAATAACCAGCTTATTAAGCCAAAACCCCTTATTAGTTTCATCCCCCCCTCCTTTTATCCATAGCATTCTTTAACTTTATTTGGACTTGCTTTCATATCTACGCTTGATAGTAATATCCTTCCAATATTCTGTATAGAGTTTAGCTACTATTGCTACTAAACCTACGTTAGCGATAACACTACCGATACAGATTATCACTATAACTATATTCATATTCCCCCTCCTTTCTTTGGTCTGTAATCCGGTGCCTCATTCTTTATTATCCGCGCTCTGGTATTATCATTGAACCTTGATACGACCCGCGCTGGTAGTGAATCAAGGTTAGAAGTAATCACTGTAAACTTATTTTCGTGGTATCTATATCTGACAATCTCCTCAAGTTCCGCCCATTCCCAAGCTGATCCGCTTGTGCCCGTGCCGACATCATCTAATATCAGGCGTTCCATTTTTAAGAACCTATCAAACACCATGTGGTAAGGCAGTTCACCAAGTTGTTTGTCGAACGAACCCTTAAACCGCCTGATTACTTGTGCCCAAGCAACAACTCGGGTAAAAATGCCCTGTCTCCATAAATCTATTGCTAAGGCCTCACATAGGTGTGTCTTGCCATTTCCGGGGGATCCATAACAAGCCAGCATGCGCCAAGCCGGATTACTTGAAATCTCCTTGAATAGCGCCAATGATTGCCTCGCTCCGGCTATTGGCTTAAAACTTTCAAAGGTATTATTTATATCGCTTAAACCAAGTCCAATCCGCAAGTGTTCCCGTTCTTCAGCCGAGCTTGGTAAATCCCTTAGGTATTTCTTTGCCACTAAAATCTCCTTTCACCGGGAAGAGACCTGAATATCCTCTCATAATAGATTGTTCAAGAACTTCTTTAGGATCATTCCCTTCTTTTCTTAATCTTTCAAGTGTTTTAATCGCCAAATATAAAGCTCTTTCTGTATTCGGTATTCTCTTTTTTTTCCTCATTTCTAACCAGTCTAACCAAGTGTTTTTATCAATCCATTCAGGTTTTATATTATTTAGTTTAGTTTCCTTTAGTTTAGTTTGTGGTGTTTTTGTAGTCTTTTCGGAGTTATTGCTAACAGAAACTCCCTCATTCTCTACATTAACTGGCAAATCAGGTCTTTTTGGTGCGCCATTAATTGTGCGTTCATAGGCATCTGATATCCCATTAACGAACTTTTGACACCATATAATGCCGTTTTTATAGAGTTCGGCATCGATGGCACCTAGTAAAACAAGGGTTTCCAGAATAGCCTTAAGTGATTCTGTACTTTTTTGATGGGTTTTTGCTAACAGAAACTCCCAGTCAGCGGGGTTGTTGAAATCAAAATAGTGTCCTGATGATTTGCCGAGTAATTGTAGCAATTTAAACCAGAGAGCGTAACCATCATTACCATACTTAGCCTGAATGATAGTCAATGTTTTACCCTCACTGGCATCAGTATCGTGGGGGAAGTAATCTACTGTCTGCTTGTGCGGTCTAGCCACTATTCTTCTCCGACAAGATACTTAATTGTCAATGGGCATTTCCTGCCTTAGTATTGGTGTAATTCCATCGCCACCTATAAAGAAATTATCTATACAGCCAGCAAGTTCATACACAGGCTTCGTTAAGGGCATTAAATTGTTTTTAAGGAACACAGAAATACCAGCCTTATCAGCAGCCTGGACAATCTCCTGTATCCACTCTATTTGAGGCTGTAATGACCACCTATTGCTACTGAGTTTGACCATAATTAGCCCTGTCTTATGATGGAATGGTAAAAGGTCGGCTTTCGTTCCTGTCATAGCACCGATGATTATCCAATCTATAAAGCTATTAAAGATGGCGAGGGGTATATATTCAAGTAAAGGCTCAAAGGAAAGATATTTAACCCTAGCTTTTATTATAGACAATGCAACTATAGCTTCTCGGTACATCTGGTTACTTGTAACACTAACCCCCACCCAACAATTCTCAGGGAACTCTTTCGGAAGATTCTGGGGACACTTTGTAAGGAGATAGAATCGATGCTGGGGGCTTGCTTTTATACAGTCCATAATACAAGGCATATACTGGATTGTTTTGTCGTGAAATAGCTCTATCGTGGAGCCGAGAAATATCCCTGCTGGTTTCTTTCTACAGACTATTCTGTTCAATTCTTCAGGGTAAAGACGTATATCCTTGTGCCATCCATATCTTTGTCTGAAGGATTTGACATAGCAGTATGAACAACCGACCGGGCATTCCCCGCGCACCGGGTTAGAAGTAAGGCCTGGAGTGCCATCTTGGTTCCTAGCCCATTCTATTGATGTTCTGTTCATTTTATCACCTTAAAACCTATCACCCACACATAAGAGTTCATTTCCCAAGAATAACCACACTTGGCATTGAGGAAGTCCCAAAAACTCCTAAATAATTCTCTTGGGCGTTGTGGTTCTTGAAGACTTTGAACAATACCTTCCTGAATAGCATCATTCACTTTTATCTCCTGCAATCTCTCGGCTCTAAGCCCAGTAATCTCAGGTCTAGCTCTACTCATCCAATGGCACATAAAGCGGGCTGACCTCTTCCTGCCAACAAAAGCAAATCCTCTTAAATCATCACATAGATAATATATTCGTGCAGTCTGTGGTATCTCACTAGATTTCAGATGGTCATATTGATATTCAGTTGCCCAAGTCTCTTTTATTATGAGCCTACCGCCTACTTGACCATAGGGGCATTTGAAAAGAAATTCTAGGTTAGGTTTTTCTCCCCTGATTATCTTTGAGCTACTACGAGCCGGAACTATTTTGCCAAAATGCTTTTTAAGTAGAAGGAAGACTGCTAAATCCCCTTCCATTCGTATAAAACGCCAATCATCAGGGAATTGGTTTACCATCTCAAGCCCGTAAGTCCGCCTAGTCATCGTTTTAAGCAAATCAATTATGAGCTGGGGGTGGTTGCCGGACATTATTATCCCCGTCTCTTTCTTCAATATATTTCCCCCCCGTTTATGACCCTGTAATCAAGCTCATTGTTCCTGACGACAGTCCATCTCAATCTGACAATACTATTATCCACATCCATCCCTACTTCATTCCCTATAACTCTTGACCTGAATAAATAAATATAACCGGTGCAGTCGTCTATGTCTGCTCCGCTACTTTCGTTGTCTTTAAAAAGTGAGTATCTTATATTTAGATTACTGGACTGCCCCGCCAAGAAACCTCTTGCTCCATTACCCGTAGACCGTAATCTTCTTATACGGACATCATTACAGAAGTTGAATACGGCCCCGTTTCTGTTAACTGAGTCATTTGTTGTTACGTTATTTATACGAACCCCATCAACACCTAAGATATATAGATTGTGCTGGTTAGAGCGAAGTATGCAAGTATTCTCAATCTCTAGATTCCTAATTCCTCCGGTGACGTAATTATGTGAGGTATCTATTCCATAGAAATCGCAGTCCCAGACCTTAATTCTATTTAGACATACGCCATCAACACTTCCTACTTCGAAAGAACCCATCGTGATACCCTTGCCGCCACCTACATCTGGATGCCAGGCGACGTCGTGTATCCACAAGTCTTCAGCGAAAGCATTGGTAAGAGTTCCCGTAATATCTAGTGTCCCTATCCCCAGTCCGCAAACATAACTATCAGGAGCACCAGTAATTACAAGGTTTCTTATACCTACATTCTCAACCTGCTCTCCTTCAAGTGCAAGGAGTTCTACGATTACATTGTTGCCACCGCTCATTCCGTAAAGGATAGTATCTTGTCCCTGTCCTTCTAGGATTACATTACTTTGATGTAACTTAATGTAATGCACACCAGAGGCAGTTATCGGGAACTCACCCTTGCTTAATTCTACTATCCCACCTATACCCTCAAGGTCATCTATAGCTTGGTTTATCTCGTCCTCTGCTGAACCGCTTATAACATACTGGGTATGTATAATTCCTTTCTCTTGGTTAAACTCACCGATAGCGGAACTGGACTGTCTGATAAATCTGTTGGAAGCCCAGTTACCAGCAAACCCATCATTTGTATAGGTCGTAACAAATGTTCCTTGAGCACTGACTGGTGTAGTAGATAGGATTAAGATTAGTATTAAAGCTGTTATTAGTTTTCCCATATTAACCTCCTACGGAAAATGCAATTTACTTTTTGCCGTTTTATTATGGGCTTCTTCTATCTCCCTTATATACTTTCCGACTTCTCTCCCATAGAGCATTTTTATCTTAACAATCTTACAATCGTTAGGATATAACTTCCTTATCTTCCTTGCCATCTCTTGTGATATTGTCATTATACTCTCTCTTAATTAAGTTCTCGTTTGTAAATACTATTACCTTTGATGAAATGACCACTATCAAATGATAAATTGTATTTTTTTATTATATGCTCCCAAAACAGACGGGCAATAATTTGTGCTTTTGCTGCACTATGGTTAGCTTTTTCATTTACTTTCCTTTACCTGTCTTAAAAGTCGCTTCTACTAATGGACATTCTTTTGGTATCTCAAACATCCTAAATATAGACCCACCCCATTCTAATCGTTTATTTAGTTTTCTACACCAATGAATTTCCATTTCTCTATCAGACAGTTTCCTATAATGCGGACATTGAGAACAGCTTTCTATAGTTATACTTTTCATCCTTCACCTCCTTTAGAATATAGTCTATTTACTTTCCTTACTCATTCTCTCTGCCCCCCAGTATCCCCCGTTTCACCCTCCCCTAATAGATTGTACCTACTATTACCACAGACTGGACAGTTTTGAGAACTATTAAGCCACCAAATAGCTCCGCATTGACATTGACACAAACTATCAAAAAGACGAGGATTACACAGAGCCTCTTTAGTTGTTTTATAAACTTTTATTCCATTCACCATATCATTTACTTTCCTTTATCCAGCCAGCATTGAACATATCTTGTTGAGCTGTATCATATACCCCATAGCCTATTACTGCATCATCATAACGAGAAAGTTCATTGTTTGGATTTTCGGGCAAACTCTGGTCTTTATCTACTACTGCTAACCGAGTATCTTTAGCCTTCTCTGCTATTTCTACTAACTCTTTAAGGGTGTAGTTGCCTGCTTTGATTTCTTCAAACCTCTTCCAAAAACTTTCCCAAGCTTTTTTACCCTTTCCCTTATTGCCTTCAGCATCCTCAACTTGGTTTATGAGAAGGACGGCGGCATAATTTATTCTTTTCATTACATCTTTATAAGTCATATCAACCTCCTAGCAATTAAATAAGTAATGTTTACATTTAGGGTTTCTTTCACAAGGATGAGGATTAAGCGAACCATCTTTAAAATTATCCTTGCTAAGTTTCCAATTACTACTTATACCAGTTGGCTCTTGTCTATTGAGCCTAATTGTTGTCTCTTCTATAGAGAGATTTGAGCAAACAGAAGTGCAAACAAAACCTAGTGCGTAAACTTCAAACAATTCATTCACTTCAAACTCCTAAATACCCAGTCAAGAAATTTCCCCCCAAAAAGAAACAAGGGGTAACTAATTAGAAATATAATATAAAACAAGCCACCTATTATTATACAGATTACTCTTATCATTTCAACCTACATTTTAGATTTCATACAATATAGCTGCTAATAGAATTATTATACTGACAATACCGCTCGATATAATCCCCAGGGATATTAGTAATATTACCTCCGTTGTTTTATTCATATCTTCCCCCTTCTTGGCGGTTGGGAGTGGGCAGAGATTGAATTTGTGGTCGGCAAATCCTTAACTTTTGTGGAGGGTATCCCACTTAGTTTCTGTCGTACCCACTCCCTAACCATATACCCTGCCAGCGTGTTCGTTCCAGCCGAATGGGTCTCTAAATGAGATGCATTCTAAGAGCACTAACCCCGACACTCAATACCCCTTCGGGTAACTGGCAGGTTACTTGCTGGCTCTTCCCTGTATTCCCCGCACAGTGGCTGGCTGTTGTGGACTTAGGATGCTCCCAGAGCAGATTACAGACCCACCCTTGCCAAAGGTCACGAAGATACCAGCAAGCCTTAAAAACTGGGGCTGGTCAGCACCTACAGTATTCACTTTGTGTACCCCAGTTAGTAAGCTATATTAAGTTTTTAAGATACTAATTAATCTATCGGGGTCAGAACCTAGGCAATCTGTTAAAAATCCCCAGCTCTTTTCCCCATAAGGATTGTCCCAGAGATTATAGCCCTTATTCCTTCCCTTGATTCTTTGGTATTTTTCTTTTGGTATAAGCTTGAGGAGTTTTGCTTTTATTTCCTCCTCTGTCAAGCCAGTTGCGTCTACTAAAATTTTACTCAGTAAAGCCATTTTAACCTCCTCTAAAAATGTAACTCTGGGTCAATATTATATTTAAGATTCCTCTCTTTAATCAAATTAAGAGCCTCTTCCACTGAGATAGGGAGTCCGGATAGAGGGTATTTATAGTGGTCGTGGCACTCAAAGCACCCAATCATTATATTTTGAGCCGTGTCGTCCCTTCTACGGCTTCTGAAGACTATATGATGCTCCTGTAAGAGGAACTGGCTCAAACACCCGGGGAGTTCGCATCTTCCTTTAGCACGATTCAAGATAAGATGGTCTCTTAACTTTGCAAGACCTTTCTCTCTTCTGATTTGTTTCTTTGACCTCTTTGGTATGCGGGTTTTTCTCATTTTACTAAAACCTTATAGATTGCCCAGAATAGAGCTAGGGCAGGGTCGTCTGCAGAAGCCGTGTAATCTTCTGTGTAGCCCCTAGTTCAAAAAGCCACTTTAATTGTTCTTCTGTTGGTTTCATTTTACTTTTCCAGCCAAACATCGGCTTGAGCATCACCCCACGCTGCATCAAGGTCGGCAATTTGGTTGATGTCACTGACACCTTCTAACTCAAGGATACGAGCTCTTGTTACTCCGATTTTCTGGCAGCGAGTCAGTAAATCACCGGCATCTTTGACGGGGGAATCATCCTTGACTTTCTCATCCTTGACTTTCGTAGTCTTCGTTTTTGTCACCGGTGCCGGTACCATAGTCCGGTCTATCCGGTCAATGCACCATTTAAGTGCCTTCTCTACTGCTGTATGAGCAAGCCCCTCTTCTACCGGACAACTACTAGCTAATAAAAGGAGAGCCTTAACCGCTGTCTGAGCTTCAATACTAAGTGATTGTATCGCATCCTTCTTAGCCCAGTCCTCTTTATTCATCTGAGGGACTGTGGATGCCACCGGTACTGTTCCTTCCTCTAAGAGTTTCCATTCCTTGATGTTATTATACTTACCATCAATAACTATCTCAGCCTCTATCAAAGCTCCCTTGTTTAATTTAGATAATTTTTTGTCAAAGCTACTAAATCTGCCACCCTTATCATCAATGATAGTAGTATTAGTCCAGTCTCCCTTTTCACCGGTCCCGGTCTTGATTTTTATGTCCGCTACTTTTATCTTTTGCATTTAATTCCTTCCTATCTCTTTTTGTAGATGATAGATTGCTAGGCAATGTTTGAATAATTCAAAGTGTTTAGATGTATCGGTAATCAGCCTTTCTTCAAACCCTTCACTCTCATCCCTGCCTATGCGGAGTATTCTATTCATATTAAGGGGATAGCCAGCTTCGAAGAGTAATTGATTATATGCAGCCAGTTGGTAAAGCATCTCAGGGTATATTGCCTTGCCAGTCTTGAAGTCAAGTAGGGTTGGTCGGTCATCAAGTTCACAGAAGCAATCTATCGTTCCCCCAAAGCCGTAATTAGCAGAGACCATCTGTTTCTCTGCCATAATGACCTTTATTTTATGTCCCTTTTCCCACTCCCAAAACGATAAAAGACAGTTCTCGGCCAGTTCTATTTGGTTTATGGAATAGTCGCTTGTGTCTGTCTCAATCTCATTGAAGTAGTCAACTATCATCTGGTGAGCAAGAGTACCAATACTAGCCATTTCGTCTCGGTACTTTGAACTATCTATACCCTGAAGGCCAAGTTTATTAGCCCATATAACGAGGGCTGGCTTGTTCAATATTCCGAGAACCGTTGTGACACCAGGAATTTTAGTCCCATCCTCCAGCTTGTAGATTACGTGTGCCTTAGATTTCTTACAAGTTCCTTTATCTGTCATAATTACTCCTTTTTAATTGCTGCATCCATAACAGCGCGTTCTGGATTTTTGAATGATTTACCGGTAAAGTATTTATCTGAACATTCCTGGCAGATAGTATGAGTAGTTGATTTATCTTTTAGGGGTTCTTTCTCCCCTAAATCCCTATTACACCAGGCGCATTGTATGAGCATTTTATTCTCTAGCTAAATAAATATAATGCTACGAAAGTGCCGATAACTATAAATATAATAAGATTACAGCATATCAAAGTTGGGGTTTTTACGATTGTTTTACCAGCACTAAAAGGTAGAACCAAAAGTTCTATTCCCATTAATACTAAAATTATCCAAGCTAATACTGTCATATTATTTCCCCTCTACCTGAAGATGTCCACAAACAGGATCGGAACAGACCCATATCCGGGGACCTAATCCCTTCATCCCTTTATACATAGTACAGCCGCATAATTTACATATCATTATAAAATCACCCAAACTTCCTTTCTTGCAGACTTCTTTAAGTGCCGGGAATATATCTCTTGCCTTCCCCACATCCTCTTATTATTTGAGTAGTCATTTCCTCCCTTTATAGGCTTCCTTCATTGCCCTGAGATGGTCAAGCTGCTTCTCCCCTATCGTATACATCTCTATACTTATATTACACAGCTCACATTCACCTTCCTGGCAGAGCTTATATTTTCCCTGTCTCTCTCTTACCGAGCAGGGTTGTCCTTTATGGTTCATTTATCCTCCGCTTCGGCTAGGGCTGCCATTAGTATCTTTTCAACTTCGGGGTTGTGACTCTTTTCTAGTGCCTCCTTGAGTGCCTCATATAACTTTGGGGCTGACTTGAATACAGGTGTACCATCAAAGATAAAATCAACGAGTTCTATTATTTGAGATGGACTTAAATCTATACCAAAGTCAAAACCATCATTGGTATCATCCCCGTACAAAAGACCAAACACATCCTCCTTTAGCTTCCTAAGAGCCCATTCTCCTTTTGTATATTCCATTACTTCCTCCTCGCTAAAATCTACTTCCTTCTCCTTGAGTATCTTGTTGATTTGACGACGGGTTAGGAAGATAGTGTGGTGCATACTCTTATTAAGGGATTCCGTTTGGCTGATGGCATAATTACTCCTTCTGTCCTCGGCAAGATAAACATATTCTTTCTTTTTCTGGCAGTGGGTTCCGAGTATATACCTTAAATTTCTCCCCACATTGCCGGCAACGGTAGTTTCGTCTCCGACCCAGCCAGCCGCCTTCACGGGCTGCCCGGCTACGACTGCCTACCTCAAAAGTCGTCATCCCCATCTTCTTTAATCCTCTTCATCCTCAATCATTTTTATAGGGCATCATTCATTGAATTTTTGTCATCAATTTGTTTAAGTGCTGGTCTATCAAGTTCTATCTGGCAGATTGAGCATTCCCCTTCTTGACAGAGTAGATAACGTCCCTGTCTCTCTCTTACCGGGCAGGGTAATCCTTTATTGTTCATTTTATATCTCCTAATCCTCACAGGGAATAATGAAGATGATTGAACACCTTTTACATATAACTTGGTGGTTGCCATTTAAATCCCGTTTGGGAAGTTCTTTTATTTTTCTGCTACCACAACAAGGGCAACATTTTAAGGTGTATTCACAAACTTGTATCATCCTACTTACCTTCCCAATTCCTCTCTTGCTATATCAATGTGTCTGTCGAGAGTATTTTGACTCCTGATTTTGCTCGGGTTCAGATAAAGCACATTCTTATTATCAGTGCAGATAAGTCGACTGGCACGTTCCTGCCTTTTGTCAATTTTGACTTTGACTATCTCACCACCAACTAGTTCCTGAAGCTCTGTCTGGATTTTATCAATCTCTATTATGAGTGGCATTATCTACTTCCTTCGTCTCCTTATAAGCATCTTTAATCCCTAGAGTGAGACTTAATATCAAGATAAAGCCTATCGTTATGAGCCAATGTGCTACTGGCATTTACTTAACCTCTTTATATTCATCAGTCTTAACATCTTTCCAGCGATTACCATCAAGAATACATAAACACCCATCTATGACTGTAAAAATATCAGGACATAAAGGGCATATCAAGGCACCTTCATAATCTTCAACCTTTTTAAGTGTAATGCTCTTATGGTTAGGACATTTATAAATCATCTTCCTTCTCCTTCTTTTTATGGCTTCGGAGGCCAATAGAAATCGCCCAGTTCATCCAGCGATTGAACGTCCAACCCTTGCGGGTAGCCTTTTCCATTATCTGGGCGTAATCCTTATCTAATACCCTGACACCTCTGACCTTGCTATTCTTTGTTGGCATTTTATCCTCTTCTTTTATTCCTCTGTCTCACCCGGTAATAGAATATCTGGGTTAGTAATTTTACCTGACCGCAAATCAATAAGACGTTTTAAAGCCTCAATGCCTAGCTTCTGAGCATCAACGTATTCAGTCCCACCCTGGAGAAAAAATACCAACCTCGCATCTTTACTGGTTTTAATAGCTCTCTCTAGCTTCATTTCTACCCCCTTTCTCTATTCCTTTGTCTGTGCACCCTCTTTATAACACAGGGGTATACCCCTTGTCAATAGGTTTTTCAACTATTTTTATCAATAAACAAAAAATATCCCCCCTCTCCTTCGAAGGAGAGGGGGGAAAGTAATTTACACAGTGCTCACGGAACAAACCAACGGAACTTGATCTAATACTTGTTCCCAAAGGCAGACTATTTTGTGAAGTGGGGTATTTTACGCCTGAAAAATAGTCCCCCCTTGAAGGAGAGGGGGGGAATCCTATACATTATTCAGTTAAGGTGCTAGATTTTTATTGTAGGGTTTGTGGGGGCTATCCCAGTGCAAGTTCTAGGATACCACTTATAATGAACCAGAGAACTCCGGTACCGATTGCACCGGAAGCCCACCAGAAAGGCTTGGTGATACTATGCATCCGATTTTTAATCGCCTTGTTTAACATACCGAAGGCTGCTAATGTAACAGCGTTCTGATCGGCTTTCTTCCAACCTTTACTGGCAACCTCTTCTGTAGCTTCATTCACCATCTTGTCAAATAGATTATTAGCAGCCATAATACACCGCCTTTATCCCTTTTTAACTACTCTTATACCCTTGACCTTGCCGACCACTTCCTTAACCCCGGGTATATATGGAGATACCGCTACAGCCCACACAGACCAGAAGGCTACAGGGATCTCACTAAATCTATCCTGCACCATCATAATCACCATACCGGTAGAAAAGATAGCCGCCAGGAATATAGAACCGAAAGCAAGTATCAACTTTAATGTTACTTCATATCCAGCCTTAGTTTTTTCGTTCATAATTATATCAATCTCCTTATTGTAAACTCGGCACCTATCACCGTGATAGCATCACCAACACCTGTGGTTCCTAAAAGCTCGGCGACATATTGTTTATCTGTAGTTACCACCTCTGGATTGGTGAGGGTTGCCTCGACGTCGAAGTCACCATCGACATTAACCTGAGCGATTGCTCCACCCGCGATATCGGTCGTTGTTAGCGGGTCAGCTAAGTTAATCCGCACCAGCTTGCAGTCAAGAGTGAAGACATTTGTTTCCACACCGTCACCAAGCAGCTTATATGAGATTATCTCATCACCCTGTTTAAGGAAGTTGAATGGTAGCCAGACCTTTTTAGCCCCAAGGCTCGCTGCTAAATGGGCGCCTTCCAGCTGGGGCGTCCAATCAGTACCAGAATTAGGATACTGAAAGGCGTTTACCAAAAAGGTTCTTGTTATTGATTGCCATAGAGGATGCCAATCATCAGCATCATCGCATATTAAAGCGATATGGTCATCATCTGTTATAACTATATCATTACCTAAATCGAGATTATCTACCCCATCTTTTAGAGTAATTACCTGACCATTAGCCCGGAGAATAATAACCATTCCCTCGGAGCCACCGGATATAGTATCTAAATCATCATTTGCTGCTCCTTGCCCTGCAACTTTATGATACCCTTGAGTAATTGTAATAACACCAGCCGCTACTGTTAGAGCCCCAGCAGCTTCAAGGGCTATGTGGGTTTTAAGATATGATTGATTGTCCCTGAGATATTGGTTCATATCTGAGACTGTTAAAATTGCTGCCACCCAAGTTTTTGGTGCTGTCCAAGTTCCTGACATAATTTACTCCTATAAAGCTAAAATATCGGGTCCATCTAAAGAACTAGAATCAAGGGTGAATAATGAAACTGCATATATCGCAGGCACTTGCTCTAGTAAATATACTCCAGTAAGAATCCCCTCAGCATCATCGTAAATATTGATGCCATTTATGAAAAAATCGGCATTTAGACCCAATCCTGAACTCACTATAGTAATCCTATCACTTATTTTGCGAGTGAATATTTGTAGTATCAGGGCATCGATAGTACCTTTCAATGTCATAATCAAATAGGGTAGTGGGTCTTTATAGATTGCAAGGTATCCAGCAATGATTGATTCCATCTGTGTTTGGGTTTGCCCTAATGCCCAAGTAAGATTTAATTCTCTCCTGCCAAATAAGTCTATGCTTGTCGCATCCGTTACATTAACTGTTACTGTCCTGGTGTTGGTTTCTGGGTGGCTGGTTTCGTCTCTCACTAAATAAGTATATTCTGCATAAAGGCGAACATGCTCTATTGCCTCACTTAGTGGATTGGTAACATCTACATAAAGAATTTCATACTTACCACTTGCGTAATATTTGACAGTTTCTTCGGTTATTGTTACATCAAAATCTAATTCAGTACCATCAGCTACGATTCTAGCCTCAGCCCAAGCCTTATCCCAGGAAATTATAATATCTGTATGTTCCCTATGAGCATGTATTATTTCATCTTCAATCGTTTCATTGGCCGCTAAATCTTGACAAGTATCCCAGAAATAACCGCCCCAGGTAGATATTATGCCATATTCAGCCTCTTCATCAAGAACAACCTCAGTAACAGTAACGTCTATTTGACTGCGAATGTCATTATAGATTTTCCTATCATCTATCTCGCATATCAGAGAGTACATTGTGTCATTAAAAGTGGCAACACTCATGGATTCCTCGCGTATCTACTTTCATATTTTAAGTTGCCTTGTTCATCAACATATGTTCTTCCCATTGCCGACATTTCAATATTCCTCAAAGCCTCTAGGGTAGTAAGCTCATAATCGGGTATATTTACCGGTCTATAATCTTCAGATTCAACTGGATAATAAGTAGCATATAAATATACCTGAGTAATGCGAAGTTTATCATTGGCATTAGTGCAACTTACAGCACATTTATCAATAGCATTGATATGTTCTCTAGTCCATAAACCACCTGTTATTGGATTTACTTCCCAATTAGGACCGTGTGTATTATAAGCTGCCCCTGGTACTATATTATCTGGGCTCCAATACCAAGTACCATATATAGAGATACCAACTTCGCAATCAACATCAGCACCATCGACTCCCTTTAATCGTATCGATAAAGTAACCCATCTATCTCCATCAAATGTAGATTCAGCAGGTATAGTGAATTGTACAATATCAAAAGTTATTATCCCCACAGCAGTACATTCTACATAAGTAGTATCCTCGTCCACTGTCTGTAATTTATTCCAATAACTACCAGTGGCAGGGAATCTTGTCCAGGTTCCAGTCTGACCTACATCGCCATTCAAATGTACACTTTGGGTATCCCAAGACATAACATTTTCCTATATAAAAACCTATACTGGTGATGTTACAGCAGGATATTGAAATATATCACCACCATCAACATCTATATCCCTTCTGGTAGCACTCCAGCCAGCGGCATCCAATAGTTCACCAACAGCGGCACCATCAGTTTCCGTAGTGCGAGTTGAATAATCCTGCTTGACTAAGTTCCTAGCTAACAAATCAAGACCATCTGTGCAGTAAATATATACTTCTGGATTATCTGGATTGGGATTGATTCTAATTCTCGAGATATAACCGAAAAATACATTATAGGTATTACCATCGTGTATAGACCTGATTCTCACTATACGCCAGGGAAGTAGCTTGCCATAAAGGTCTCCGGCTGCATTGAAGGGTGAATATTTTTCATATAAAGAACCTACTATTTTTAATTCTAAAGTAGAAGCTGGGCTGTTTCCTTCTTCCCTATCCTCTCCACGAATCCAACTCACAGCTGCTACATCATTAGAAATGTTATCAATACCTTCACTGAAATCGGGAGCATCAGCCCAATCGGTCATATCCCAATCAACCATAATTTCATAGACTATTTCAGAAGGCATTATATACTACTCCTGCCAAAGTAATATCCTCTATTCACTTGACCGAATGTATTCCTGCGACTATCCTCTCCTATAATTGATTTAATAGTTCTGGCAAATTTCCTCAAACTAATATCATCACCCAAATAAGAACCTATGTTAATTACTAATTTTGAACCTATTGTACTCCCTACTCCGGCATACTGCTCTCCTCCATGTGCAAGAATTGGAACTGGTTGCCCTATGGAGCCGGGGACAATGCCACCATATTGAAAATTTTCGAGTTCACCAGCCAATCCAGGCCAACGAGATTTTTGTTCTTCTGTTAGTGCTCCAGCCTGCCCTACATCGAAGTCTGGCATCAATTCATTTATGATTCCGATAACACTCGCAGCTATCAAAGCCCCTGCTGCCAATTTTGCCCAGCCTGCAGGTCCCGCTAAGCTGTGCATTATAACTAATGCTGTGTTTATTGCCGTAATCATCTTGGCTATCTGTGCTAAAGCAAATAACAAACCGCCTGCACCTACTAGGATACCTGCTACTTTTAGAAGTGTTGGGAATAGGTTTTCATTTTCTGTTACCCAGTTTTTTAAGTTCTCTATTATAGGCTTTAATTTCTCTATTATTTCCTTCAATATGGGTAAAAGAGTCTCACCTATCTCAATACCCAATTCTTTAATGTCATTAAACAACAACTCAAACTGCCTACCAACACCCTCATTCATTTGCTCATAGGCAGATTCGACCGATCCGGCGGCATCCTCTGTTGTGGCTTTTAAGTCCTCTGCAAATGTAGCTGCATTTTCACCAGTTAAACTTAATACAGCTCCCAGAGCTTCAACGCTACCGAACATTTTACCGAGTGGTTCTAGCGAGCCTTCGACATGTCCGGTAAGCAAATCTAACGCACCAGCCAAGCCTTCTTCTTTAAGCATAGCCTCGCCAGATTCATAACCCATTTCTTTAAGTGCTGCAGACATCTCTGCAGTTGGTTTGATGATGGCTTGTATAGTAGCCCTTAATTGAGTGGTCGCAACTGACGTTGGTACACCCTGTTTGGTAACTGTGGCAATAGCAGCAGCAACCTCTTCAAATTTAACACCTGCAGCTGCTGCAATAGGTGCAACTTGAAACATAGAAGCTGATAACTCTTCAAAGGTAGTCTTACCACGCTTGACTACGGTGAACATAATATCTGCTACATCCATAGCTTTTGTAGCAGATATTTTGAAAGCATTAAGAACGGTAGTTAAACCATCGGCTGCAGTTTCAACATCGGTAACACCGGCGACTGCTGCTTTAGCGGCTACGCCCAAAACATCTATGGCATTAGCAGCATCTACACCAGCCGAAACAATCTGATATAAAGCTCCTGCTAATTCTTTGCTTGATTTTCCGACTTCGGAGGATACTGCTTTAACCTCATCTGATAGACTTTGGAAACCTTCTTCGGTAAGCCCTGCCATAGTGTTGACTTCCCGCATTGCCATTTCGAAGTCAGCGGCACCTTTAGCAAGAGCAAGCAAACCACCACCAAGAAGTACTCCGGCTCCCATCATCTTGATACCGACGTTTTGGAATGTTTTAGACATTCCTTTCATCTTATTGCCGATATTATCAAGTTTAGCTGAGGCTTTATCGTCAACATTTACGGTTATCTTGGCATCGCCTAAATCCATACTAAACCTCTATAACCTTGCCACCAAGTATTGAATTGATTGCCTGAACCTGAGCGAACATCTGTTGGTTAGTCATAACCTTCCGTTCTTCTTTAGGCATAAAATCATCAGGTGTCCAGGCACGTTGTCTTTTCTTGGTTCTTACTGTATTAGCTATAACAGCACATATCATAGCCGACCTGTAATTGAGCCAGTTCTGTGATTCTTTATACTTTGTTGAAAGGATATTTAACTCTTTCAGAGTTAAATGCCAGAAATCAACTTCAGATAAATTGAGGTTATATCTACCAGATGCCCACAATTCTAACCAGCTCGGGACTTCCGTGCTAAAGGGCGACCATCTGCTTTCGCCTCCACTAGTGATTGATTTAGGCACTTTGTTACAGTTTCCATCACGGCGGCTAGATTATTGATGTCAATCATGGTAATAATAGCATCATAAGTTAATTCTATATCCTCATGAAGCAAACAAGCCCATATCAGGGCGGCACTGTCAGTCAGAGATAGTTCATCAAGCTTAAATCCCTTTAGAAGACTCTTCCCAGTGATTTTCTCAAACTCTAGCATGCCTTTTAGTGTCAGGCGCAGGTGGCGTTTCTTATCCAGTGTGATAGTAACTAAATTATCTAGCATTCCTTACCCCTTTTAAGATGGGAGGGAGTTGAAACTCCCTCCCTTATTCCATCCTAATTTCAGTGGTTATAAGCCATCTACTACACGAACTGTATAGGTCTTTGTTGATTTATTGTCCTCTTGAACTCTTACCACCAGAGTTACTATTGCACCGCTTGAAGTATCGATACTACTTGATGCAACTGCAGTTGTCAGAGCTATATCAGACCCACCATCGACATTCAGCGTGATGTCATCGGCAGCAGCAGCCGTTACCGTAATGGTAAAGTCATTCTCCAGAGAACCGTCTACACTATAGATGTAGGTTGCTCCAGCAAAGGTCGGCACTTCTGCCAAAGCACCACTGACATCGCCTGTTATAACTATGTCTGTAGCATCTCCTGCAGCCGTCACGCCAAGTACCGGCAAGCCTGTTACTGAAAGGGTAGCGATGAAAGGTATAATACCTTCAGGCGTTACATCACCAGCAGAAAGTGCCGTAACATAAGCATTGCCTGTCCAAGTAGATGAGCTAATATCTGTCGGGAAAGTAATAATAAATTGCTTCACCGTTCTTGTTAGCATATCAGCCCGCATGCCTGCCTGACCTGTATCACTCGGTGTAAACCAGCCCTCAATTTCAACATCACCGGGGTCAATTAAACCAGGTAATATCGTCTTCGTAGCACTGGCTGGTGCAAGATTTGTCGAATCCTGTTTAGAGATTGTGAGATTAACTGGACCTATCCGGGTCAGTTGGCCAACTGGGTCGCCATCCCAAGTCAGTGTAGTTCCATACCCTATTTGTGGTCCTGCCATTTTAAGCCTCCTATATGTTTATCTAAAGGTCATCTCTTATTGTGACCTGATAAAAAGTGATTACCCGATAGTACCCGGGAATATCAATATCCTGTAAATCTTGACCTTGAACCTCCTCCCGTGCTTGGATTATATGATAAGTATTTCCATCTACCACGACTGGAGCATTGCCTAATCCCTGAAGAGCATCATATAAAGCACGATAAACCTGCCTGGCAACTATGGGACTTTCGGCCCAGCAGTCAAATTGAATACTCGGCCAAACTCCAGCGGGTCTTTTATGGGATGAACCGCCGCCCCGAGTTAAAAAACTTACCGCTGGAAGTGTCACATTTTCAGGCAATCGTCCCTGATACATTCTCTCATTGCCAGCACCACCTATAAGGGCAATGAGAGGGTCTGTAATAGCCGTAGAGGTCAGTAAATAAGTTCTGATTAGTATATTAACATCCACTAAACTCATCTAAGTTCCGCCTTTATACCGGCTGGCAATTTACCTATATTCCTATCTAAAGCTGGTTTGAAATAAGGTCTTGGTGGCATCTTAGACGTTCCCGTTTCCAAATAACCACCGTATCCAGAAGTGGAATAAACAGCCCCAGATAATCCATCAACTTCATATTTAATTGACCGGCTGTTATTTCCAGTTCTATTCTTCCACGGGTGGATTTTTATAACATCATTGGCGATAGCCACCACTGTGTCTTTGAGTGCCTTCTTGGCAGCATTGTCTATCTTATTCTTTCCCTCTTTTATTTTCAGGTTGGTTATTAAGCTAAGTTTAATCTTCAACGAACTACTCTCATAAAACACTCTTTATGGTGGCTGTCTGCACTATCCTGTTTATCTGTCACTAAAAGGATTTCATAATTTATGCTGTCTATCACAACTCTATCCTGCTCCGTAATGTCAACATCACCCAAGAATAGTTTATAATCGGCTATGACGACTTCGGCTCCGACTTTAATTTCTTTACCTGCCCCCGCCATTAAGCGACAAGGCTCATCATCTAAATGGACTGCCCAGCTATCTGCCTTGTGCCCATAATCGCCAACTGCACCAGGAATATTGCGTTCAACATCACAGGTATTTATCAATAAAGAGGTATAAGTCATTCTATATCCTCATTAATTGTGGTATCTTCTACTCCAGACAAATCCATTTCCGCCCAAGTGAGATAAGGTGTTGAAGCATCTGTCTCCCGAAGTCGCTTTGCCAGAGCAAGCATCTTGTCAATTATCTTCTGGGTATAGGCATAGTCGCCTATCTTCTCGCTATCGGCATTGGCTCCATACTTAGCAGCCCATGCCTCCAAAGCATCGGCTGCTGCCAGATTGATGTTGTTGGAATAAGTTGTCAGAAAATAGGTCAGTTCTTCATCGGTAAACACCGCGTCTGTTACTGGAGTTACATCAGTATCAGATATTACCAGCCTGACCTTTCCTACTGCCGTGGTGATATCATAAGTAGCTGTCATTTACATACCCCCTCAACCTACTCTACTAAACGGTAACCTAGCCACCCGATGTCTTTTAATAATCATTCTGGCTAATCTAACCGCAGTCCTGATTATATTTATCTGAAAGGCATTTATTTGAAATGCGTTCCCCTGAAAAGCAGTCTCCATTATGGCAAAATCCCCTTCTTAATTATAATTTTAATTCCTTATCCTTGAGCTTTACTTTCACATTGCACTTTAGTTTTATCATTCTAACCCTAACTTATTATATTCAAATTACTCCTATACCATATTACAAAATCATCAGTAGCCGCCAAAGTAATCACTGACATATCATAAGTATCATAGTCAATATCTACCTGAGCTCCAGCCACCACTTGCCTAGTTAAGTTTTTAGTTATTTTCCAAACATCACCTGTCTCGTAGATTACATTCATTAACCCTAGACGTTCGTCAATACCAACATCAATCGTGGCGGCGGCACCAGCCCTATCGGCAAGGGTTATTGATGTTACGGTGTCAAAGGCATTATCAGATGACCAAGCTAAACCATCATCCGCAAAGGTATATACCTCAGTAACAGTTTGACCTTTGGCAGTAACACCAACCACTGTTAGTGTATAATCGGTAACACCAGCGGTAATAGCAAAAACCAGACCTCTTGGATAGTTAGGATTAACTCCAGTTAAAGCTATTGCACCGTTAACAAAGTTTTTGGCATTTACTACGAGGTTGGCTGAAGAAGCAAGGACATCCTCATAGGTGTCGTAGTGTTGGCCATAGGCAACAGAATGTAAACCTTGTATATTCATTGGTGCAGTTGCAGTATTCATAATGTCATTGTTATAGTATTGATTATAATCTTGGTTAGCATCCCACTCATTAATTCCATAGCGAGGTAAATTGCCATGGTCACTCCATATTTGATTACCAGTAAATATATTGTGTGTTGAATGAATTCCACTCTGGGTAGCAAGAACAATCGCATCATTAGTATTATGTGCCGCATTGCCAGCTTGATATATTAGATTATTGCTGATAATACAATGAGTAGAGCCCTGTATTTGAATTCCGTGTCTTCCTCTAAAAGCATCGGACTGATATATATATGAATCAGCAATTGTAACACCCACGCATAGAAATAATGTAAATCCATAAGCATCATCGTTTACATCTGCCCCACAACCAATAAAGGAAAATTGCCTAGCACCCTGAATCCAGAAACCGCGGTTAGCGTTTAATGCGGAGTATACGCCTTCAAAGATGAGTGTATCCCCATTGAGGGTCTCAATACCGAATTGGTCACTGTATTCGGACCATATTTTTGAAAAAACACAAGAACTGGCTGCATTTATGTATATTCCCGAATCTTTACAGTACATAATCCCTAACTTCTCAAAGGTACCATCATCAGTTCCATCAATATATAATCCAAAATTAGCAGTGGGATTATTTGCTTTGTTACCATCTATATAAAGGTCTTGGATTATTGTATTGTGTTGGTCGGTATATAGAACTGCGGTAAGATTCGTACCATTTACTGCCCTCAATATGGTCACTCCATGGTGCACAGAAATACCATACCCCTGTCCACGCAATGTTGTTCCACCATTCACTATATTAACTATAGCACTTATATTAAATGTGCCTTCTAATAAAACAACTGTACCTCCAACAGTGGGTAAAGCATCAAGCGCTGCCTGTATTTCCACATCGTCAGCTGTGCCGTCACAGACATAATCTGCCTGTGCTTTACTTAATGCAGATGAGTCATTAGCAGCGACAACTAAAGTAGCTGTTCTAGAAATACTATGGGCATCATTTTCAGCTTCATGAGCAGTTAAATCATCAGCATCGGCAATAGTTCCCGCAACACCATGAGTAGCTGTTAAAGCAGCATGGTTACCTATAAGTGTTGGTGCATCTTGGTGAACAGTTGGCAAAGCAGCATGTGTAGCTATGTCGGCAGTTACCTCAGCATCCCTGGCTATCGTTGCGGGTATTTCGCTATCAGTTAAGGCAACAGTATGTTCGGCATTCCAATCGCTAGGGCGGACTCTATCAGTATCAGTCCCATCTGCTATTGTACTGACCTTAGTATGTTTTACACTCATAATTCACTCCTTATGTTGACCATGGCCACGTAGTCAAGTGTTCTATATGATTCGTTATATGAGTATGTCTTATTACTACAACGCTGATTTCTGCCTCGTCTGCATTGGTGGAAGCTGTTTTGAGCCGACCCCAAAGTTTCGCATTAGCTGGACAGTGAGATGCCTTTAATTCAAGAATCTCAGTAGCCCGGGCTATCGGGACTGTAACCAATCGGATACGCCTTTCACCCAGTATCTGAGCGGTTGTCGGATCTGAACCGTCTACAATGCTATATCCAATTTGAATGAAATAAATCGTTGCGGCATCAACTTGTTCAATTACAATGCCTTCGGTCATATACTGAAAGTCTACAATATTTATCGGAATTATCTCAGTCCATGAACCGAAGGTATTGGCCGCCGCATTTGACACTAGAGTTATCGTACTAGTGACATCTTGCGGGTAGGCTCGAATCCTAGAATGAATGTGGTGGAATAAAACTGCAATATTATATAAAAGGTCATCGACATCGCTTGGAAGATTGGCCGCTGCCAACTCATCTAAATAAGCTGCACGTGCAGCGGTATAATTTGCTAAAGCTGTTGCCAGAGCTGGAATCCATATGGCTGCCAGAGCTGCATTGTTCGTTCCCCGCATGGCAGCGCCATCTAATCCAGCAACTTCATCATTGACTAAAACCAATAAAGCATAAATTGCAGCCGCAGCAGTTAGAACATCGCTATCATCTGCTACATTATGTACACCTTCACCGCTCATGGCAGATAACCCTCACTTATTGCCAAATTAGAAGTACCCTGGTCGGCATCCGCTATAGCGTATATAATGCCCTGAAATAGATTATTAGTTCCCATGTGATAACTGCCTCCATTGGGACTTAAAGGGATACCAGAACCTACAACTGCAGCATTCCCTCTACCTAAATAAATCCAATTATCACTAGTATTGGTAAAATCACAATCCACACGACCATTTCTAGCTGCTAGAGCTATATCTGATGCTATCCCAACCTCAGCAAAGGTATCATTTACGTTTGGTATAGGCCATATCCTTGGGTCAGGCATCTACCTTATCTCCATCGGCCAATTCATTGTGTATTGTAAAATATTCAGGCCACTTTTCAGCACCTTTGCGAGTACACTCTTCTAAGGTGCAATTATTCCCATGCCGATATTGGCATCGAACTTTTACACAATAAAGATAGTTATAAGGTTCTCTTTCTTGAGCCATATCTACTTCCACATCACCGTAAGATTGCCTGTAAAAGTTGAAGTATCCAAATCAATAAAGATACCAGTATCTATTTTACAATCATAGAGAAATGTAATGCCTTGATAAGAAACATGGACGGCACTTCTGAAATTATATGTTGCGATAATTGTGCCAGTAGCAGCATCTATACCATCGTAAAGAATGACATCCCCTACAACAGTCATACCATTAAAAGTAATCCCGTGTAATACGCATTCTCCAGTATGAACCAAGGTATCTCCATCTACATGCGTTTTTTCCCAGGGGAAATCAATTACTGGATTAGTCATATTTGCCTCCTACCTAGTCAGGGGTAGAGGAAGAAAAGGAGTCAAATCTCCCCCTACCCCGTAACTAGCTATCTAAGATTAGTATTTTAGTCAGCAACAGTGTTCAGGAAAGTTGCTCTCCAGTCCAGCTTATTAGCACCGAAGCACTGGCGTACCCGATAGAATATGTTGTCTGTCAAAGTCTCCGGTCATCGGGTTGATTGCCCCACCTCCGATGGTCACCTTATTGCTGGCCTTCATGCAAATCTCTGGTCGCTCATGACCTTCCAGATAGTCACACTCGATTGCCGCAATGTTCCGCGGGTCTGCAAATAGATACCAGGAGTTCGCGGTGTAACCATCCAGGCCTGCGATAGACAACCATGGGTCGATGATGAGCTCAAGCCCATATTGGGCTATGACGTTGGTTGTCGGCATCGGATAAAGAGTCTGGAAACCATCAGCACCGGCACGGGTAATATGCTCTAACCACTGCTTGGTTGCCGATGTCAGGATTTGCCTTGCAGTAAACTCCAGACCACCATCAGATATAACCAGGTACTTGGGCTTGTTCCTCATAGGCTGTCCACTTGGGTGTCGAAAAGCCTGCATATCCGCTACACTCAGCTCCATGTTGTGAATCGTGAGTGGTCGGGTGTTGGCGTTTATCTCGCCGGCTGTAGAGTCATCGTAGAGGTCACCAAGCGTATGGCTGCCCAAAACGTTGACATCGTTTGCATACAGGTTTACAGCCGTGTAATGCTCGGTATTAGCAGCCAGCCAGGCGAATTCGTTAGGAGTATCCTTTAGGGCACCGAGCTTGTCGGCTATAATTGCCTCCCAAGAAATGTCTAACTGATTGCCGTACTTGCGAGCATACATATCGTACTTGACTTCCGTTTTCTTGAGAGCCAAAAACTCACCCTTCTCGGCTACTTCACTAAGATACATGCCGGAATTGGATATAGCGAATCTCTTTCCGCCTACCCAGGGGTAGAGCCGGTTAACGGTCTTTAGCCTCATGTACTTTTTCCATACCGGGTCGATGGCCTGGTAGCCTGCTAACATCTGCCGATCTATCACATCGGCAAACATCAGGGGGAAGTCCGATGTGGTCATTGCTTCCATCAGCTCGTAGTCTTGTCGATGAGCTGGAAGGCGTCGGGCGTTACTGAGCAGATTGATAACTTCGGTCAGTTTCTGCTCATAGACCTCACCACCACCCATTCCCCTGACGGCGTGATAGCCCTTCCAATCCTCAATTAGTTCCATAATTTCTGGCATTTTAACCTCCTGTGTTTATTTTCTAGGTTTTACCTTCTTAGGTTTTACCTCCTTAATTTCTTCCACTTTTTCCGCCTCGTTAATGCGCATCACGAATTCAACGTCGCTTCGGTTGAACCCCTTAAAGACATCCACGGCTCTCTTGATTCTCTGCCATTCCTCATCTTCTAATAGGATTTCATCATCCTTGCAAGCCTCAAGCTTCATAGCCAGCATATTCTGCTTGACTAGTTCAGCGCCAGACAGTTGCAGTTCACGAATGAACAATAGGTTGAGAATAGAATCCATGAAGCGATAGGGCATCTCGATATCTATTTGTTGCCCGGGATTCATCTGGTCGGGAACCTTCGTTTTCACCGTGTAATCCGTCAATTTAAGTTTACGCATCTTCTTTTTACTCCTTTTTATTTAGTCTCCTATGCCGCCGCATATAATGGGATTTCCATTTCGGCGCTACCGCACATAACATGGACATGACCAACGGCGCCACCATTCGGAGCAGTACCTTTACTCCAGGCACTATTCTCGTCAACGGGACCGAAATTCCATACATGCTGCCCATCCCCGACGAAAGAAATAAACTGATCAAGCCAAGCGGCAGTCCCAGAGTTATGTTCTAGCCTAACCAATTCGCCCGATGTCGTTGGGTCGGCGTTCATGGCCAGATAAACGTATAGAGAACGAACATCAGAAGCATAGGACAGCCCACCCTGCACTTCTATGAAAAAGCCATTGAGGGCCCCAGCAACAGCAATGTCAGCAGCTAAATAGGTGCATATCTCGGCACCCATTATGGCTTGAACTGCTAAAGCCGACCCTGGCTCAAGATTAACTGATAGAGCGCAAAGCCTACCGCCAGTCTGGGCAATATCGCTATTGACTATCAGTTTCATAGCCGCAGCATAAGCACCACTGAGGGCTGAAGGGTCAGCCACATCAATGGTCTTTCGCATCTGCATATCGTTCTGGTAAGTGGGGTCAAAATGCACCTTGACGGCGATCCTATCAGTATTTCCGCCAGTAATAGTGCCAAGTGCATAACCGAAAGGAAGCTGGGTGGTGACATTCATTATCTTGCTTATCAGGCCAGTGGTCGTATTGATGTATAGAATATCACCGGGAACAACATTACTGTTGCCATCGTCATTTCTGGCATAGACATCTTGACACCATATTCCCTCAGTGTCTACCGCAATAAGGGGATTTTCCCCCGCTACCTGCGTGTCAAAAGCCACACCGACAGCACCTTCGCCGAACCAAACAGGATAGCCTTTAGTAACATAGTCAACTACACTACCATGTTCCAAGTTTTCGGCGTATAAAGTTATGTGTCTGCCTTCGCCAGTAGAAGAAATCTGGTCTCCTATAGCACAGACATCCGCTGTTGGATATACTCCTTGTGGACTCATTTTATTTTACCTCCTATTTATTTTCCTTAGCGCCCAGAGACGGCAGTTTCTAGTTGTTCCTCGTTCCACCCTGGATTCGCCTTCTTGAAGGATTCCCTCAGGGCTTCCTTCGACTTCTCGGTAGAAGCCTGGGTAGGCCCCATGCCCTTTACCGTTCCCGCCTCGGATAGTTTGGTGATAAATTCCTTCATGTTCGTTATCGCCTCTTCAATTCCATTAGCAGACTCGGCATCCTTGAACCTCTCAATAAGACGCTCTTTGGCAGCCTCGGGTAGCTCGGCCTTGTCTACAGCCTCTTTAATAGTGGCTTGTGCTTCGGCTTTTGCCTTATCCTTCTCTGCCTTCTCGGCGGCTTCCTTGAGGTCATCACGCTCTTTAGTCAGAGTCGCAATCTGTTCGTCCCTTTCCTTGATAAGTTCTTCATTCCCCATAGCCTTTTTAACCTCCCTAGTTATTTCTGCCCTGACCTCAGTCTCTATGGATTTGACTAAGTCAGGACGCTTCTCCTTTAGTGTTGATAGTTCCACCAAATCAATGTCATATCTCCTATCCGATTCGTAGAATGTGACAATCCCGCCGGCTCCAGGTTCAGTAACAAAATCAACCGACCTGCAAGCTACGAGTTTCTCTATTACCAGAGTTTCCTTTCCGTCTATGGTAGCTTTGGAAGCGCTGCCAACTGCATTGATAGAGATGCCCATTTCTGAAAGCATCTCCTTATCTCGCAGTGAAGCTAACATCTCATTCAGCCATTCGGAATGAACCTCAGCAACACCAGTAACTACTCCGGACTCGTCACATATTACTTCTTTCAGGGTGGCAACCCAGTCCCTTATCGACCTTTCGGATAACTCCTTTTCTGCGGTTGCTGTTGGGTGGTCGGCATACATCTTCATTCCCTCAAATACCTTATAGTCTCGTTTCAGCATTTCGGCAGGATAATATCTCGATTCATCGGCATTGAAACCAGGCTTGATGACTACTACAGTTGCCCTCCGCTTCTCATATTTTGCTTCTGTAAGTGGAGTGAAGTTTAGTATCCGTTCCCGAGTCATAACTTCCTTCACCCACCTCGGAATATCCTCATCCTCTACATCCAGTTTCCTGTATTCAGCCCTTATCTTCCTTTTGACAGCTGGTAAATCAGCAGAGGGTATTTGAACCCTCTGTCCCCTGAACCCACCGGGACTCAAGGCAGCAGCAGCCCGACCTAATTGAGTGCGGGTTACTTTCTTATCCGGGTCTTCCCATAGTCTCAGTTTCCACGTTGAAGATTTTTCGGCGTCAGGGACATAGGCATAGGCGGCAGCCGGGAACTTTACTCCATCCTCAGTTTTCATAGCTGCCTGCTCTTTAACCCAAGCCAATATGGATTCGGCTTCTTTTAATACTTCCTTAGTTTTCTTTTCATCCGGCTCTTCATCTGATAATAGCTCCTGGCATAGTGTTAGAATCTTCCTGATACGAGTAGAATCCAATGTAGCATTACGCCTACCGGCTTCCTGGATAATCTCCGAATATGTGGATTGTAATGATTCCATCGGTTTATAGATTTTCTGAGCAACAACCTTTTCAGGGTCACCGAAGGTAGCCGTGCCATCTTCTGCCAATTCGTAGCTTGCCTTATATAGCTGCCCATCGATGCTATAAATCAGGTAATCCTCGAATATATCATCAATCCACACATGACTCGGAATGGGACTCTGTACTTTCAATTTATACTCATCAGTCAAGGCTGTTTGCAGTAGATTTCTTTTATTTTCATCACTCAGTTCTGCTTCCTTTACTTTACTAACCATAGCTGCCTCCTTAGATTCTTTGGCTACCCACCTGCCATCCACCTGCTTATATTTCCTTTTGACCGCTGACCAAGCTATAGCGTGGGAGCGAGGTTCGGCACCGTTTTCTCCCTTGTGCTGCTCAAAGGCGGAGTTAAATGCCTTCATATAGATTTCCTGTGCGTGTTTAGGCATCTTTTTAACTGCATCTGGTAATTCACTTAATGCTTTATACGGCATATTCGCCCTCCTGTTCCTTTACATATACTGGCTTCCCGCATTTACGGCATAAATAACAACGTTTCTCTCCTAGATGTGGGTGGATAAACGAACCCCATTCTATAGAGACAAACTTCATACATTTAAGGCAG